CGGTAAGTTGGCGTTGAAAATCTTTCATCTCCATGCGGTCTTGCTTCAACTGTTCAAGTTGAATTTGAGCCATTTCGTTTTGGCGTTGCGCCATTTCACCTTGGCGTTGCGAAGCCTGAATCTGCGAAACCTGCGCCATTTGCGCCAATGGGTCTGGCAGTTGGAGAGGGCGCACGCCCAATGCAATAGATGGATCGAGAGCCATAATTGTTCCTTACCCGCCGTATGTAGATTTGCGAATAGCATCAGCCAGATTTTGGCCAGATGAATAATTCAAATAAGAGCTTAACGCATTTGTCAAAGCGTTGACGCTACCAACTTGGCCAGCCGCAGTTGCCGCGCCTGCACTAGTTATGTTGCCGCCTGCTTGCGTGCCGTAGTTGCCCGCAGCCGCCGCTTGATTGCTTGCCGCTGCTTGACCACTAGTGAGCAAATTGCCCAAAGGATTTAACTGATTGGCGCGGTTTGTCTGGTAACGATTAAACGCGTTTTGGTATTCTTGCGAACCCATCTCTTGACCGTATCGTGTGGATGCTTTTAATGCACCGCCAGAGATCAAACCACCGCGCGCAGCGGCTTGACGATCAAGTGTTTTTTGACCTTCTGCCAAACGGAAAGCATAGCCCGGATCAGCCGTAAAGTCAGACATGCTGAAGTCTTTTGAGTATCTTCCAAAACCTTCTGCGCTTTTGTTTTGGCTCAAGCCCAACAAGTCAAGCAATCTGTTTTGCGCAGTAATGCCTGCACCACGGAAAGGCTCTTGAAGACCTTTCTGCTCTTGGTACATTTTGTAGAGCAACTCATTGGCTTCTCTTGCTGACTGAGCTTGCGTCTCAGCAGCAGATTTTGCCGCGTCTGCGCCTGTTAACGCAGTTGCGGCAATAGCCAAAGGTGTTGCCAAATTAGATAAATTTGTAGGGATAACGGGAGGAACGCCGGGTGTTGTAACAACTGGAGGGGTACCGCCGCCGGGTGGGGCAATAACCGAAGGCGCGCCGCCACCGGTGGGAGGAATAAGCGCATTTACTGCTGTTGGTGTTCCTACTAAACCATCTGCACCTAAAGCAAAAGCGGGGTTAAGTGTCCCACCTGCATTTGTATAAGCAGTATCCCAAGCGTTAATTCCAGTTGGCACACCTTCACCTAAAAACGCCCCATTGCCAACAGGCAAACCAAAAGCAGGGTTAAATGTTCCACCTGCGGATGTAAACGCCGCATCAAAAGCGGGCACTCCAGAAGCTACGCCTTCACCTAAAAAGATGCCCTCACCGCTTGGCGCAGCAGCCCCTTCTGCGCCAGTAAGCCCAAGCGCTTCTGCCCCATAGTAACCAGCGGCTAAAGGTATCGCAGTGTTATAAAACTTAACCGCCCCCTTGCCGGTGGGATCCATGCCAAGAATGTCGTCTGCAACTTTGTCACCCAAAACATCACGGGCTACTTTGTATATGCCGCCGCCGCCAGGGTCTAATCCTAAAACATCATCAAAAAGTTTTTTCTTGAGTTTGCTAAAAAATCCCATTTAGGTCACCTCACGACCGCTGACGCGGATATTGATTGCGCTGGCTGTTCCGGCAATTGTACTGATGAAATCACCAATGCCAAGCACTTGACCAACAAGTTCTGGAAACGTGTAAACCTCAGATGCCTGAAGCGTTTTGGTCTTGGTGATCAAGTTGGTGTTACCCGCAGAGCCTGCGGTTGTCACCAAGTTCACGCTGATTGTGGCCGCTGATGCGCTGATGTTGGTGGCAGTAAACTTGTCAATAATGGCAGTCACGCCAGTCGCGGTGTACTGGGTTGTTTGCGAGTTTTCGGCAAATTTTGCGGGTACAAGTACCTTCACTGATACGGTCATGGTTTACTCCAATAATAGGCAATTGTTAGCGGCCTGTTGCATGATGATCCAATTTGTGCCGTCAGACACCATTGTCGCCCAATTTCCTACAACTGCCAAGAGGATTGCGGTGCCAGCGCTGGTGCTGTCAATTGGCACAACATTGCTTGATGCAGACACCAAAGTCTGCGCCTGCATGTTCTTAAAAGTCAAAGTGCGGCCAGTCCAAGATGAAGCCGTAGGCAACGTCACGGTGCAAGTCGAGCCTGACTTATTGTTGATATACCAAATCTCGCCATCGGCCACTGTAAAGTCAGCCGTCTTGGTAACTGGCGCACCAACGCCCATGTAATCTGTGTTGGCCACAGCGGCAGAAATTGCCGTGCCGTTGCCTTTTAAGATGCCCGTAATTGAGGTGCTTAATGTCAGCGCAGGCGTTGCCCCACCGCTTGATGTTCCGGCAAAACCATTGGCCGACACAACTGAAACCGCAGTAACATAACCAAGCGTAGGAATATCACCGGCCACCAAAGCCCTAAAAGTAGGCACAGCAGCCGCGCCCGATGTGGGGCCCGCCAACACATAGTTTGCAGTCTTGGCAGCGTATGGGTTTAAAGTGTCGCCGTAGCCAGCCGCAAGGCTGATATCAGGCGCTATGCCGCCAGAAGACACCACAGGAGCCGTGGCTGTTACCGCAACAACAGTTCCCAATAAAGGCGCAGGCAAAACATTAAGCGCTTCAATCTGTTTTTGCATCTCAGCTGTTTGAGATACCAAGGCAGAACAACAATCAACAAGATTAGCATCCTGAATTTGCTTAATCAATTCAGCGCTTAAATCAACCGTTGGCGGTAAGGTTTGCAATTCTTGATTGACCGAAAGCAAAGCCGCCTCATACGACGCAATTATTGACTCAGCGCTAAACGTAAGACCAGAATCATCAATAACCGATGTGGCAACATTGTTAAGCGACAAGAAAAACAAGTACCAAGCACGGTCAATATAGCCCGTGCGTGGGTCAACCAACGGCACTCGGGGCGGCGTGATTGGCGTTGGCGTAGCGTTAGGACTAGGCATTTGTTGGACTCAAAATGAGTTCAGCGCCCATGATGTCAATCTTTACAGGATCAGTGCCCGATATTTCATAAACGCGGTCACGCAACTTCAACGTCATTCCCAAACGCCGCCAAAACACACGTTTGTAGTATTCGCCAATTTTGCCAATGGGCGCCCAATGCTCGTTTGACCAAGTGTGGCCGCCATCGTCCGACCAACGAAGCATGATTTGTGGGTCACTGCCTTGAGTAACAGATGTTGTTTCATCACTGATTAAATAATCACCACTTTCAGTGATTAAATATTCATTATCTTCAGTTTGAAGATATATGGTTTCAGAGATCATTGACCCCGTTAAACCAACGCCAGATTCAATGTCTAATTGCAAACTATGCTGGGCGGTGCGTTTAAGGTTGTTCTGACCAGTAGGTAGCGCACGCCATGTGCGAAGCCACTTTTGAATGCCATTGTTATCGCTGTAATCCGTTAAATCAAACGAGTAAAGATTTCCATTCTCAAAATCACCAATGAGAATTTTGTTGTTAAACGCCATTTGGCAATTGCCGCGATGACGAGTAAATGAGCCGTTGTTCCATCCTGCACGCTCATGCCATGCTTGTGTTGCTACATCGTAAACCCAAGTAGCGTTAGCAGTTGGAAAAACTAACACATAAAAGCTGTGGCCGTCTTGTTGGTATGTGTAACCAATAGCGTCCGACATGTTGGCGTATTGCTGAATCTGCCATTCAACTGCATGGGTTGAAATGCGTTGGCCAGTGTAGCCATTAGCGCGGTAAACAATACCTTGGCCACGGCGATCACGGCCAAGCCAAAACAAGCCATTGTCCATCTTGGCAATAGAAAAAGGGGCCGCACATCCTAATTCGTTAAACGCGCCTTGGATGCGCTGTAATGGGAAGTCTGTGGCGCCAGAGTCGTACCAGACTTCAATTGAATTTGTGCCAAACGCCCACACTTCGCGGAAATTGGACACCACGGCAAGCAAACCGTCAGGCGCGCCTTCAGTGCTGGCAAAATCAAGAGGATCAATTGATGTGCCGTCTAGCAGCTGTGTCACCCACATTTTTTGGCTGTTTGGTTCATTGAACACAAAATAGCCATCCAAGTAAGTAACAGTTACAGCGCCTGGAAAGTCGGGGTCAATAATTTCACCAAAAACATTAGTATTGGCGTTATAAATGTAGCTTGGGCCATTACAGGCAATAAACAATTGCGTGCCGTTGTCGGACATGCTAACTGGCCCAGTGCCGCTGACATACCCAATAAACGTGGCTGTGTAGTTATTGTTGATCTTGTAAAGCTGAATGCCGGAAACAACAAAACCAGTACCATCGTTTGGTGAAAATGACCACAGGCCACGTATTGGGCCAATGCCAATCGTGTTAAGTAATTTTAATCCAGGGGCGCGGTTTAAGAACGCAGGCTCCTTACCGCCTTCTGGAATAATCTCCGGAAACAAATTGATCATGCGATTGTCTGCCGCATTGACGCTGCGAACAACGTAGCTGCTGCCCAATATAGGCGTCTTCATGCTATACTACCCCTATGTTGAACATATGTTGAAAGGTCAGCGCCATGAAAATAACGCCCGAACACGTCCGAGATGTGCTTAATTATGACCCCGCAACGGGTATTTTTCACTGGCGTAAAAAAGTTGCTCAACGAGTGCATGTAGGGGATTATGCGGGCAGCAAACACCATAGCGGGTACTTGAGTATATTTACTCTTGGCAAAAGTCATAGAGCGCATCGCTTGGCATGGATGCACTACTACGAAGAGCAACCGCCAAAATTTATTGACCACATAAACGGTAAACGATCTGACAACAGAATTGCAAACCTTCGGGCGGCTACCGCAGCAACGAATGCCGAAAATAGGCACGGCGGGCAAAAGGGTTCTGCGTCTGGGTTGCTTGGTGTTGCCCGAAACGGAAACAACTGGCAAGCGTATATTTGCGTTCAAAGAAAGCCAATCTACCTTGGGACGTTTAAAACACCCGAGGAAGCGCATCAAGCCTACTTGAACGCAAAACGCAAATTTCATGACGCTTGTACCATTTAGTAGTTTCCGCATCAATAATTGCCAGCATAGATGTTGAAGCGTTGGCGGTTAGCCACCAATGCGTAAGGCAGTGCCATCACATCATCAGGGTTGTTGATGCGCTTCAAGTCACGCTTAGAAGTCATTGCAATGCGTTGCACTTGCTGACTTGGCTCAACACCAAACTCAGGGGCAAATTCCATGGCCAAGTTGTATGTGAACGCACGCAGATAGCCTGGTGGGTAGTACAAAACCGTGGACAAGTTAGCAGGGTTGTTCAGTTCTTCAACCGACACAAAGTGAAACTCCAAGTCCTGCGTAGGCCGTGGGTAAACATACATTTCAATATCAGGAAACGTCATGTTGACCCACATCACTTGTGGGTAAGTGGACGTTACGGTCTTAACAGCAATACCGTTGTACTGCTGTTGATTGATAAACTTAATGCCATACGACACATTGTTGGGCGCTCTGAAGTATGTAGAATCGTCAAGCAAAATGGGACGGTTGCCTTGGAAGTCACCCGATGGGCCAAGGGTACGGCTAATAAAACTTGCAGGCCATGTAAAGACTTGATCTTGCGTAGAGAACACAGACAGACGTTCTGTGTTCCAACTGTCGATCATTTGGTTGAACGCCATCAAGGCGTCTTGTGACGTAGCCGCAGAGGGCGTTTCACCTTCAGCAAGCACGCCAAGGAGCCGAAGCGCCCGATTGATTTGTTCGCCAGCGGTGTACGTTGTCATGCTTAAACCTCTTCAGTAGTCACTTTTTTACGGCGCTTAACTTCCAGCACGTTCACGGGAGCCGCTTCAGGTTCAGAAGACGTGTCTGGATTGTAGCGTGTCCAGCCATTTTTTTCATCCATTTCAGCCTCTAAATCCATGGTTGCCACTTTGGCGCCATGTACAGGATGTTCAAGGTAAATGATCATAATTTAAGAATGGGGGTGATTAGCCCCCATTTGGTTTACAGAACGTGGATCACAGCATAGTTAATTACAAAAGCCTCAGCCAGCGCACCGCCTGAGAGATTGCGAATTGTGATTACGCAACTTCCTGTGGTTTTGCTAGAAATCCAGCAGTTGTATGCACCAGCGGTAGCACCAGACGCAACGCTCAAAATCACAACATCCTTGGCACTAATTGTGCTGTTGGTCAAAGTGAACGAAACGTTTGTGATGTTTGCCAAAGAGGCGCCGTTTAGTGTAATCTGGCCAGCAGATTTGTTCAGAGTTACCCCTGTAGACTTGTCTGTCAATTGAGTCACTGTACCGCTTGCTTCTGCGGTGTAGCCCAACTCGCCGCCAGCCAGTACAAAGTTAGACCCAATAATGTCTTGGTCTTCAAAAGCAACGCCAATTGGTTTGGTATTAGAGGTCATAATGTTTCCTTTTAAAATGAGGGCCGAAGCCCCCATTTAAGTTTAGGCAATACGGTACAAAGTCCAAGAGCCTTCGCCGGTTTTACGGGCGAGGAAACGAGCGGATGTGCTTTCCAGCGCAACCATGTTTCCAACCAAAGTCCAACCCGTGCCTGCGGCAAAAGTGACTTGATAAGCAGAATCGACAACCACGATTGCAAACTCAAAAGCTGCGTTTATTTTAGCAGCGCTGCTGACGTCAGCTTCCAACAAAGCCACGGTGGGCAAAGTTGCAGTGATGTCGGCAGCAGAGTCGCTGGTAAACAAACCATTTGCCAATTGAGCTGCGGTCAAAGTTACGTCAACAGTCAGGGCCGTAGGAGCGCCTTGAACAAACAGTTGTGCTTCACCGACGTTGCCGTCGCCAAGCTGGTAGCCACCAGCGCCATTAGGTAATGCCATGATAATTTCCTTTAAAAGATGTTACGAAGAAAGGGGCCGAAGCCCCAATCAATTTAGCCCCAGATGCGGCAGCCCATTTGTGGGCGGATCGTGCTGAAACCGTACAAAACGTCAATACGGCAAGGCATACGGTCATTGTTAATATCGTACTGGCGCACGATACGCAAAGAAATGCCGTTGTGAACTGCGCGGGCAGCCATGTCAACACCTTGTGGCAACAGCAAGTCAGCAGTTGCAAAGGTGATGGCGTCCTTGTGATAGACCAAGTTCTGAGCGTACTGGCTAGAAGCGGCACCAACGAACACGACAGCTTTACCAGCGACAGGGAAGCTGTCAACGGTAGCCAAAGCATTGGCGGCGGTGTAGATAGGAGCAACAGTCACAACGATTGCAGTGCTAACAGCAGTTGCATCGGCCAAAGCTACGAACTGGAACAACGAACCAGTGGATTCACGGGTTTGTGGGTTCACAGCAAAGCAATCAGCAACAGTGAACACGTCACCAGCTTTAACTGTCAGGGCAGAGCCGATAGTCAAAGCAATGCTGGTAGCGCCTTGAGCAGACACAGTGGTGGTCACAGAGTTGCCGGTGGCAACGCGAGAGCCAGTGGTGTGTTGCTTGATAGACTGAGACATGTTGATCTCATCAAAGCCCAATACGCCAGTGCCCATCATGCCGTTCTTGAATTGCTTGCTGATAGTGTCTGTAGGATTGAACAGACCTTTCATGCCTTCAACCAAGCCAGCGTTAGCAGCAGGGTTCACGGTAGCGTAACGTGGGGACATCACGGCTGCGTTCTCGTTCAGCTTCTGCTGGGCTTGGAGCAAGACCAAAGAAGTAGAAGGAGTAGTGCCAGGAGTACCAACGGTGTTACCAATTGATTTGTACGCATTTGCCACGTCTGCATCGATAGAAGATGCCAACTGGCTGATACGAGGCTTTAACACACGCTCTGCAAAGTCGTCCAATTGCATGGTCAATTCAGCAGATGTGAAGTTAACACCGATGTGCTTTTGTGAAGCAACAGTCAATGTGGTGAACTGCTCGTTGTCGTCTTGCACTTGCAAAGCAGCGCCGTCAGTTACCAAAGCGCGGTCAGGTAAACGGATACGCAGGGTTGAACCGATCTTAGCACCTTCAACAGCAAAGCTGTCGTCGTACTGGCGGTTCACGTTACGGGTAATCACAAGGTTGTTCTCGAGGATTTCAAGAGATTTTCTTGTGATCATGTCGATCGTCAGAATACTGTTTGACATTTTAAAAGTCCTTTAAAAAAATTAGCGGTTCTGCGCTTCCCACTTTTTCACTTGTCGTTTGCGTTCGGCCTCAATCCACTCTGATGCGTTCATGGTCTTGGTAGACCTTGGATCAGTAGTGTCATAAGCCGACACTCCATTGGAGCGTGCGGTAACAAGAGAAATCGGTGCTGGCGCAGACGTTGTTCTCTTAACTGGGGGTGAAGAAACCAATTTGGCTTCAATTTTCCCAATTTCTTTCGCCTGGCTCAAGGGCGACATGCGTGAGATGCGATCTGCTTCTTTTGGGTTTGAGCCGAGATAGTACGCTAACTCTGGCCCAACGTCCGAAGACTGAATCGTTTCTGCCATCACGTTGGTGATTG